CATGTAGTCGTATTGAGGTGTCATGCCCTTACGGCCCTTAGTACCACCCCTGCGACCAGCCATGTCAGCTAGCACTGTACCAGGTGATTGAACTAACAATCGTGCAATGGAAATGTCTCTATTTTTGTATTTGCCAGAACGAGTATTCGGGGTTTGAATCAAAACTGATTTAGATTGTTTAGCCCCTTCTCCATAGTTTGATCCCCATGCAAGTCGACCAAAATGTACTTGACGCATTCCTGATAGTGGAGGTTTAGCTCTACTGGGAATTGCTTTCTTCACACTTGTCTGTACTGGCTTTGCAATGTCCCTGAAGTCCTTGCGAAGCTGTTTGACATAATCTTTATCTAGCTTTACCAGAATCTTCATAATGTCATTCCAGTTGGTTATCTCAAGACGAAGCTCCCCAGTTGTACCAAGCAACTTACTCTGTACAGGAGAATAGCTTGTAGAAGCCTTTACTACAGCCAAGATAACCGCCAATCGTCAATACAAGTTTACCGTCAAATAGAAAGACCGCCCCGAAGGACGGTCTTCTATAGTCACTGTCTAGTGGGGAGTGACTTTGCCACTAACCATCTATGCATAGTCCAGAGCATTCTTTCTGACTCTTGCATCAGAACGCTTGGGGCGATCCCAGTTTCTACTGAAAGTCCGGCTATGAACCAATGTGCCGAACTGTCGCCCAGACCCGTTATTTTGGGTCAGACCCCGAATCACCAACGCTATCGACTGTTTCCAGCCAAGCATCGAATGGCTTATCAGTAGCCTTTGTGCGCTTCTCGGAATGCCAAGCCAAGTAAAGCAAGTGGCTCAACCTGGTCTCGGCCCCGATAGCAGCAATTGAAACATTGAACTTGTCCTCGAAAGCAACTAGATCAGCAGCATTACATACTACGTCTTTAGATTTGCCGTCTTCGAACTGAATTTGTAGGTTGATTTTCATTTAGTTCCTTATGCAGTTGCGTATGAAACAGCACCTGAAGTTGGGAAGGTGACCGAGAAGGTGCTTAGGTCGCCAACAGCTCCGGCTACTGGTGTGAATGAGTTGATTAGTACCTGTGCTGTGTACTCAGGAGTCGTTGCAGATGCAGCGGTTCCGTTGTTAGCAACTAGTACTACAGTTCCGACAGATCCAACCAAGTCCTGGAATAGAGCAGAAACTGCACCTACACCAAAGTCAGAGTGGAAGTCTAGGGAAACCGAACCGGACTTTAGCCCGCCGATTACCTCTGTCCAGCCAGCCGAACCGAAGTCAGTAACGTCTACCTCAGCAGCGTTGATCACCAGCTCCGCACGAGCGCAAGAGCTGGAGACATCGGTTCCGTTTAGCGTGACCTTTGTTGCTGTCACTACGAATTTTGACACATTATCTCCTTATGCATAGACGGTGACTGTGAACTCAGCCGCCAAATAGGTTTGATCGTTTATGGTTATGGAGCCTATCGAACCAGAACTCAACACCCTAAGGTCTTGAATAACGCCCGACAGACTTCTATTTGATTCTACCGCACGTTTGACGGAGTAATCTCCGTCTGGTTGGCAGTACAAATCAAGCTTTCTTTGTTGCTCTCGCTCAGCAGCACGACCGACAATGACAGTAATAACTACGTTGTATTGAGTTAGACCGCCACTCATTGCAAGATCGTAGTCAATAGAGTCAATGTTGACTAGGGCTATTGGCGGGTTTGGGTTGTCGATAAGCTCAGCGGATGCTCTTAGTCCAGGGACTGTTAGCAGGTTTGTAACCAGTCCAGCACGAATTGCTGAAATGTCAGTCACTATGCCATCCTTAGCTTCTTGAACGGCATAATTAGAGCATCGATGTCTGGGTCAATACGGCTTACACGGATAACACCAATGTCGCCAATCCCGGCTACACCTAGAGGGCTATCCATACGCTTGAACAGACGAGCACTTAAAAGAATAGTTGCGTATTTGATTGCGGTAGGGACTGAGGCCCAACCGAATGTTCCAGTAATTTCAACTGTTGCTTCTTTTTGATTTTGGTATCCCTGAGTGAAGAGGTAGCCACCTGTTGCACGGATCAAAGTTTTAGGGCTAGCAATACCGCCAGCAACACCATTCAAAGGCTCTAGCTGGTAGTCAGTAGGCAACGTCCACTCGATGTCAAATGTTCCATTAGCTATTGAGGAAGTCTTGAGCGTGGTTAGTGTTACAAGGTCGTCAATCTCACAGTTATAGCTGTCCATTGGAGTAAATACCCTGGTTGCTCCAGCTGTTGAATAAAAGACGCGTTCACAATGGTCGTCAATCTGCCTAGAAGCTGTCTCTACTGCCAGCTCTAATAGAGTGTCATCCACGTTATCCGTAATGCGTAAAGATGCCTTTACCTCGGCTAGAGAGCAGTATCCATTAGTAATCGCCATTGTTCTAGTTTACCTGCAATCTCCGCTTGACTTCACTTGAGCTTATTGAAGGGTAGTAGGGAATGTAAAGCAAGCTGATACCCTTCTCGTCTAACCAGTCTTGAGTAAATTGCATTTGCTTGTAATAGTCACGTCTTGCCCAGTCAGAACCAATTGCAACGACATTAGGGGCCGCCTCTAAAATAGAAGGTTTGGAGTCCATCCCACCTGAGTTTGGTATGACTTCCTTTACATACTTACAGGCCTTGAGAACATCAGCACGATCCTTGTAACCAATTACCGGAGGCTTACCTTTATAGCTCTCAATGAACTCATCGGTATTCAGCGCAACGGTTACACTCCCAATCTCCGCACAAAGCATTAGGAAATTGACGTGACCTGAATGAAACAGATCGAATGTCCCCCCTGTGTAGACCCTTAGTCCCATCTGTTTCTCCTTCTAATGTCAAGCGACCAACCTCTTGTTCCAAGGTCAACCGCTGCGACCTTGTTCGTAAAGAGCGACTTATTGCGAGCGAAAGTAATGCTATTGCGTTCATTGAATCCCGACTTCAACGTTGATGAATTGTCATGGTGGACTTTTGCTTCTATTGTATGGAACCTCACTCCTAGTTGCTCCATACGCCACTCATAATCGTCATCGTCGTAGTAAATAGGGTGAAAAGCTTCATCCCATAGCCCCGCCTTTGCAACCGATTCCTCTGTAGGTACTACACATGACCACTTTGGGCTAACTTGGACAAAGTTGAATGCATCTAAATCGACATTTTCTGCGATTGTTTGAAGTGCTCCTGGCTCAAACCAAGAGTCATCATTTGGGATAACCCAATACGGTGCATGTGGAGTCGACTTTATGATTAGGTTCCATGCCCCATTAGCTCCAAGCCCTGATGGAACTTGAATAAGCCAGACATTCTTCACTAAACCAGTATCAACTTTTGGACTGAATTGTTTGGTTCCAGAGTTATCAATAATTACTAGATGTTCTACTGGATAGTCAATTGAATCAATCAAGCGTTGGGCCATGTCAAACTTTGTCAGGGTTGCAAACCCTAATACGGGGATCAATTGAATAGTCCGCGTAGGAATGGCATCCAATACCATTTCCAAACGTAATCGACATCAAAATTCTTAGCAAAGTCTATGGCGACTTGAGAAGAGCCTCTTGGGGCTTCCTGAGCTTCCCCAAGTGCTTTTACAATGCCGTTGACTGATGGAACTGTAAAGAAAGCAGATTGAGCTTCATCCCAAAAAGCCTGACCATCAACTTTCCAAGAATCCTCAGATGCAAGATCCATACTGGCAGCAAAGTTACTTGTGATTACTCTTGTACCGCAAGCTTGTGCTTCAACTGTTGGCACTCCAAAGCCTTCTCCATAAGAGGTGCTTAGCAATACATCCATCCCGCTATAGAAGTGAGCCATTGTTTCATCTGGGTAACCAGTCCTAAGCATTAGGGCATCGGGAAGTAAAACATTTTCCTTTGGGATACCAACCATTTGTAGCAATACTGGGATGTTGAATCCGCCGTATGCCTTGCTCGGTTCTGTATGAATGTAAAGATAGCTATTTGGATGTTGTTTTTGATGCAAAGCGAAGGCTAGTAAATTCTCAGCAAAAGCCTTCCGGTGGAAAGCTCCATTTGCTTTATTAGCAGCAACCATGCCAACTAGGAATGAGTCCTCAGGAATACCCATGTACTCCTTGGTAGTCATGCCATTTAGTACTGGGGTTGGCTTGTAAACCTTAGTATCAATAGCATGTGGGATGTATGTGCTTGGAATTCCAGCAGCTTCGAGCTGTCGTTGCCCATGAGGAGACATTGTGATTGGCGTAACATTCTCACGAACCAGAAACTCCCTTACCATCGGTGGAAGGGTAATGTGATCCAAGGGAACCCAAGAGACAATTGGGCCATCGTACTTTAGTGCGTTGTAAACCCACACATCATAAAGAGTAAACAAGGCATGTTTACGATCAGGATGCTTTGTCTCAAAATCTTTTGCCCATGACGGAATAACATCCAAAGAGTATTGGTGTAGTCCTCTAGGGTAGTGAGGAACTTTCTCACCAGCTATTTCTAATATGGACTGTTTACCTTCTAGCCCATAGTTGCTCTGTGAAGCAAACTTTATCCCATGTCTTATCAAGCGTTCTGCTAGTAGCATCCCTTGAGTTCCATAGCCAGTTGGCATTCCTGGAGTATTACTTGCGAGCGATACCGCTCCTTTTAGCTGTTCGTAGGTTGTCATGCTTTTATCTTAGTAAAGCGAAACCCCCTGAGCAACCTACAACTCAGGGGGCCTCGGTTTAGTTCAAGGTATTAGCTTGCGCCACCCTTGAAGTACTTGATGTGACCAGCGTGAGTTAGGTCACCGTCAACGCGAGTAAGTACACGGAATGTAGTTACATCGGTGTTGAATGCGTAGTCAGTTGAAGTTGCAACCTGGATTCCACCAGCAACACGAACCTTGTAAGAAGGTAGGTGACCGAATAGAACAGACTTTGCACCAACAGCAGCACTTGCCATTGCTGGGTTCTCAATAACAGGAGCACCTGCGAATGAGTCTGGCTGTCCAACGTTTACCTGGTAAAGGTACGCACCAACGTCATCCTTCAAACGGCGCATTGCACCAATTGAAGAACCGTTAGCCATGTAGCCTACGCCTGGTAGACGACGAGCAGCGCCATCTAGGGTGTACTGCAATGAGATTAGGTCATCGGCAGTAAATCCACCAGTAACCCCAGTACCACCAGTGATACCAGAGCCAGCAGCTGTAACAACACCGTTTGGCTGGTCAGAGCCAGTTCCAGTGGTTAGAGCAGCGTTTACAGCGTAACCAATTCCGTTACCGGCCTGCTCTGCAAGGTGCATTGAGATGTCGAATCCGGCATCTGCAATTAGCTCGTTTGAGATTCCGATAAGTAGACCGTACTTGTAGCTTCCAAGGGTGATGGAGCTGTAAGTTGGCTCAGACTCAGCAAGAGCTGATCCAGCAGCCTTTAGAGTTGCAGCACTGTATGCAGTCAGGGTTGGGATAGTGATGTCTTCACCAGAAGCAGTGTCGAAACGCTGTCCAACGTCTAGCATCGGGCCGACTAGGCGCGCTACATCGAAAACCTGGTTGTAAAAAGATACTGGCACTGTGTTGGCAGAACCAACCAATGCACGCTTCTCGAAGGTGTGAGCACCACGGGTAGAGGCAATCTCACGGAGCATTGCATTGTCAGAACGCTCTTCAACAACAGAAGGAATAAATCCTCTAGCTGCTACAGAAGCCTCGACCTTGCGCTCTTCGTTGCGCTGAGCGATAGCAATAGCTTCGTCAGCTTTACGGATGTCAGCCTCAATACGGGTGACCTTTTCGGTTGTCTCAGCGTCAAGTCCGCCACGAACCTCAGCAGCATCCAGGGATTCCTGAATCTGAAGAGTAAGGTTCGCACGAAGCTCCTGCTGAGTTTTGATGAACTCAGACATTTAGTCTCCTAATAGTTTCTTATGGGATACCAGTGGCGTTGACGCTCAACTGAAGACGGCAGAGTTGACTCACATCCGTTGTAAATAGTTTACAAGCAGTTGGACATACCTTTATGTAAAGGAAAACCCCACCGATAGAAAGATAGATCGGTGGGGCAAACCCGTAGCGTGGCAGAGGAAGGTTAGCGCTTCTCATCTGGCTTGGTTACACGGGTTTCCTTAGCTGGCCTCTCGAAAGGTGTGCCTTCTTGCACGATACCGTCACCATCGCCGTCTCGTGCATTTGGCTTGAAAGGCACTGGAGCGTCAAGGCCAACGATTGCGTCTGCCCAAGCATCTGCTAGGGAGTGAATAACGCCTGATTCTGGGTTGCCAGCAACAGCAAGTATTGCCTTTTTGATGTCTTCTCTGGTTGCCATTAGATTCCTTTGAGTAATAGTTCGAGTTTCTTTTTCTTCAGTTCTAGCATAGCTTCGCTAGTGTCACTTTCGACTTTAGCCTCTGAAGCAGGCTCTTCCTCTGGAAGTAGCGATCCAACAGCCTGATTGATTAGGCTGCCTTCTTCTGGAGTCAAGCTCTCGCCGTCCTCAAGCTTTAGTAATGCATCCGCAAGTGCCTCGGCATCAAGGGAGGCCCTTTGAGCCAATTTGTCCAAGCCACGAACTGAGGCGGTTCCTGCGGTAGCAGAATAAGCGGGAAATGCAACAAGGCTTACCTCATGAAGCCTGACCGAATTGAGGGTTCTTTGTGAACCATCGGCACTCCATGAATCTCCACCACTAGGAACGGAGAATCCAAAGCTCATTGCATCAACATCGCCCCTTCTAAGAAGCTCAGCGACATCACGACCACGAGTAGTGTTAGGAAGAGAACCTTCCACCTTGAGTCCATAAGCGTCCTCCGTCAAGCTAAGGGTTCCGGCACGAGTCGATCCAAGAATCTCACCAGTATCGTGATTCCATAGGAACTTGATGTCATTCCTTGCACGAAGCGTCTTACGGAAAGCTCCTGGCTGAATTACCTCTGTGAATGGTAGTGGCTCTGATGGGCTATTCCAAACGGCTCCGTATCCACTAAAGCGCATTCCATCGCCTTCTTGACGTACTTCAAATTGAGTTTGGTTGATTCGAGTTTCGACCTTTGACAAACCTTTGCCTCTCGCTCGGCGTAAATTCTCTAGCTTCATTCTACCTGTTAGCACTCCTGTGGAGCGTAGCTTGGCTTCTTCGACTTCGACTTCACCTTCAACATCTTCAGAAACTACGTCTAGTGGTGGGATGCCTGTTAGTGAAGAAAGCTTTTGAACAACGAGGGTTCCAGTGGCCCTATACCCATTAGCAACTTCAACATAAACTTCAATCAATACGGCAGGATCTGAAAAATCGCCTTCGACCGAATAATTTGGATCCGTTCCAGTTAGCTCACCTTCAGAAACCATGTCCTGAATCTCACCATAAAGAGTTTCGCCTGCGGATTCCCATTTCACATAGTTACCTTCTTCAAGGTTTCCTACAGCAGCCCTAAACTCACCATCATAAGTTCCGCCTGGAGTCATGTCTTCAGAAAGCGACACGGCAACCATTTGGGCTATGGCTTGCTTCTTAGTTGAGTGACAAGCAAGGACAGTGCCATCTTCTTTTACAGTTGCCCATGAGGGGCAATCTGGGTGTTTATTTGAAATGTAGTATGGCATTAGTCCTGCCTCATGACTGCGATTGAAATGGGAGCGCCACCGCTTATTGCTGTGACTGATTGTGATGCAAGTAAGCTCATTTTCAAATCTTCCCCAGCTTGCAATGGAAATCCAACATCTTTAGCTCCATTCAGCCATGCTGTTGTATAACCGTCAAACCGCTCACCCCAGATTAGTTCAAAATGAACCAGCGTTGATTGTGCTCCTGAATTGACAAATTTCATTGCATACTGAGTGCTTGGTGCTAATGAAATGACTTTGCTATTTGTTGCTCGACTTGCCGATTGATTAGTTGCATAAATTGACTCACTTGAAACTGTCGTTCCACCGGTGACGGTAGTTGCGGCTTTGAGTAAAGCA